GGACGTAAATCTCTTAAGATTTCACGGTCGATTTCAGCCGCAACTTGTTCAGATAATAAAGCTGTTAATTCAGCTTCAGCATCAATGTTGTGGAACGCAGCAACGTCTTGTGCCATTTCTGGAGACCATTGAGCTCTTAATTTTCTTTCTGTTACAGAAACTGTAACTGACATAAGGTCAAAAGATACCTCACCAATTTTATCTTCAAATTCTAAATTCTTATATATTCTATAAGTAGCCGTAAACGCATTGTTAGTAGCGGTACTAGAAGAGAATGTTGAACCTGTGTAACCGTCCATAGAACCACCACAAGTAATACATACTGGTACCTGTAAATCAATTTCTAAATAGATTTTACCTTCAGCATCACACAGATTGTCATATTGACCACCACCTGTTTTACTACCAGGGAAAGTTAATGTATCGTTGTTGTTACCGTATTGAACGATACCTTTACCATATCTCTGAGTTACAACTCTGAATAAGTAAGGGTTAGATGCGTTAGCCGAAGTTGTTGTGTTTCCAGCAGCACCATAGACAGTCAAATCAGATAAGAAAGATTCGTTATCCATTGGTTGACCATCAGGTCCGATTAATTTACCAGCTCCATCAGATGCAAAACCTGACAAAACTACCAATACTTTTCTGTAATCAGATAAAGTATAAGCTGAACCAACTAATGCGTCAGATAACCAAGATACAGTAGCAACATCAGCAGTGATTGCGGAAAATTGTCCTTTAGAATAGTCAAATAACCCTGGAGGGTCTAACGCTGGTTCGTTACCTTCGTAGAATCTATCGTAAAGGTCTTTAGTATTGTTATAGTCATAACCGCTGTTTGGTGTTTGACCCGCAGCTTCGTTTGGTGAACCATAAGGTGCGTAGTGCTCAGAAGTACCTGGTTGGTAAGCCTGAATGTTAGGTACAAAGTAGAATAATTTACCGATTGGTAAGTTCATTGCTTGTACTGAAACGATGTCATTCGCTAATAATTTGGAGAATACACGTCTAACAATTGGGAAAACCACTGTTTCAAATGCACCTGTATCAGATGTAGATGATGCTTCATTGATTAAGAATGATGCTTGGTTTTCGTATAATTGTGCTACGTTTTCTCTCATGTGACCTTTAAGACCCTCTAAGAATCCTAATTTGTCCCATTTGTTGATTGTGTCTTCTTTGATAACTTTAAGGTGTTTTAACCCAATGTTACCAACAAGACCTGATTCTAATAATGCTCCCATTTTTTTAGTATTTTTTTTTTTAAGTTTATTTTTATTGTTTAACCTAATTTACCCATTAAGTCCTTCATTCTTAAGAATTGAGGATTTTCATAAGTTTTTGATTCAATTAGGGTTGTTGATGAACCTGTAGAAACTGATTTGTTTAATTTTGTTGTTACCGATTCATTAATTGATTTTGTATCCGTCGAAGTTAATTCGTCTTTAAGAGACCTATAAAGATTTTTAGATTCTTTTAAGGTTTCAACATCGTCAAATCTTCTAAGGATGTTTATTTTTTCTTTTTTAGTTGTTGAATGTTCTGTAAACAATCTTGTAGCATAAGCCAAATTTGAATTAAAGATTGCAACTTCGTTAAGTTTTTCTCTAAAAACATTTAATGCTTTTCTATACTCCTCATTTTTTCCTCTCAACATTCTAACTTCTTCTTGAGTAGATTCTGTTTTAACACCACTATTACTATAAACATAATTTCTATTATTAGTGATACCTTTTCTCAATCCTCTACCTTCTTTGGAACCCATTCCATATGTTCTAGCTGCTTCTTTAGTTTCAGATTTTTCAAAATCTGCGTCATCTCTACGACCTTTAGTAGTCTTAATGTCTTTTGATGCAATTTTACCATGCTTCATTGACAATCTTTCATCTTCTTTGTCTTTGTATCCTTGACCTTCTTTAGTTTCTGCTTTAACAATTTTGGATTTAGCGCCCATATTTTCACCTTTCTTGTATTCAAACTTAGGTTTACCAGTACCAACTGATTTAGGACCTTGTTTTCTTTTTTCATTAAATCCGCCATTAGTCTTATTTTTATAAGAAAATTTAGGACCTAATCCTATTCCAACACCTTTAGGTTTATAAGTTTCATTGTAGTATCCGTTGTCTCCGTCTTCGTCATCTTGTTCGTCCATGTTAAATTCGTTGAATCCGTCTTCGTCATCTTGTTCGTCCATGTTAAATTCGTTGAATCCGTCTTCGTCTTCGTCATCTTGTTCGTCCATGTTAAATTTGTTGAATCCGTCTTCGTCATCTTGTTCGTCGATTGGTATTAAGTTGTCGTCATCCAATTCAAGTTCATAAATAGTTTCAACTTTTTCTGGTTCACCCATCTCAATTTCATAAAGAGTTTCTTCTCCGTCTAAATCATCACTATCAACATCACTTACATCACCAGAGTCAGAGAAAATAGCATTAATAACATCATCTACTGATTCGTCTTGTTCATCACGCATACTATAATTGTTTTTTTTGTCTTTATAAGATTCACCAAGTTTCACAAGATATTCCACATTAGCATCATCATCGGATAAATAAACGTTCTCACCATCTTTTTTTACGATAATACCGTCATCTTCACCCATAGCTTTGAATACTTTTAAAATTTCTTCGTCAGAAGCGTCAGTTAAATCTATTGGACTTTCATCTGAATCCATATCCATGTCCATATCCTCTTCATCAGAGTACATATCTTCTTCGTCATAATCCATATCTTCTTCATCAGAGTCAATGTCTTCTACATCAGAGTTCATATCAATATCATCATTATCAACATCAGCATTCGCGTCAGTATCTAAATCAATCTCATCTTCTTCTTCTTGTTCAGAAAGAGATTCTTTTACTAATTGGTTGATTTCTTTCTTCATAGTTGAAGCAAGTATTCCTTTTGCATTTTCGGCTATAGCTTCTTCAACTTGTTTCATTTGAATAAGAGCCTCTTGAACTAAAGATTTGTTTTCTTTCATTTAAATCTGTTATTTTTACAATATAAATAGTATCAAATTATAAAAAATTCAATTTTATGGTATTACATTTTTTTTTATTTTATATAAAACTTTTGAAGCATAAAAAAAAGCGGTCGATAAACCACTTTTTTTTGTTAAATTTTTATTGAGATATTATTCAATTACCTCATCAATTTTACTTTCCGATACTGAAGTAATTCTCCAATCATTTGTAAACCCTTGATACTTTTCTGTCACTTTAGCTTCCACATCGGTTACTGAGAATCCTTTAACAAGTTTCTCTTCTCTAATTTTTTTAATTTTTCCAGTATTATCATCAAGTAAATCGTACTGAATTTTTGCTACAAAATATTTTTCGTCCATAATTTATTATTTTCCCAAATAATCGGTTAATTTTCTCATTAAGTCAACTCCTTTAGTTTGAAATTCTGAATTTTCAACCGATTTATATTTTTTTTCTTCTTCTAAATTCTCTTCATATTTATTTCTATCGTTTGGATTAGTAAATAAATACGCTCCTGGAGTTGACGGAGATGATACCAAGTCAAAACAAATTAATTCAAAATCATCTTGAACTTCATTTCTTTCTCCAACTTTTTTTAACGAACCAACCCCTCTTGAAGAAACTCCCATTGTTACACCTTGTCTCATTAAATTAGCCGCTTGGTCTCCTTTAGTTGAAACAATACCTCTTTCATGAAATCCTGGTGATGTTAACAATTTAAGTTTACCCATTAAGATGTTTTTATCCCACCATACTTCTGTGATAATATGGGACACTCTATCCAAGTCAATTAAAGAAGATTCGGGATGGTTAAGTTCTGAGGTAGATAAGCCCTTCTCAATTGCCTTTTTATAATTTTCAGCTTCTCTTTTTAATATTTTTTCAGGATAAAATCTTCCGTTTCTATTTGGAGTATCATACTTCTGTAATACCGCATAAAATTCAAATGGATTTCTATAATCCATTTCAGATGCTTCTTTTAATATTTTGGCATTTCTAATATCTTTTGGTGATATCCAACCCGCGTCTGTTTCAACCAATATTCCATGGCCTACTTCACTTGCTTCTAAAATTCTTAATTGTTTCATTAATTCTTTTTATGATAAATATATCATAGAAGTATCTTTTTAATGTTATTCGTTTTTTGATGGTGAAAATTCAAAATATTTATTTTGAATTACATTTTCTTTAACAATATTTTTAATAATTGTTTTAACCGATTCTTTAATTTCAGAACATTTAAAATCCATTTCATTATTGGTATATAAATTAACTTCTAAATTTAAAAAAGATTTTTTACCGTGTAAAATACCACTTGTTCTTAAGTCTAAATCAACAATACTTTGTTCTTTAAAAAGTTTATGATTTATGGAATTAAATACCGAATGTTTAATATCTCGACTTAGATTACAAACAACTCTATTCCAATTGTTGTGCTCAAATTTGGGAGTAACCCATGATTGAATGTTTATATATAATGATTTTAAATTTTTTGAATCTACCGTTCCATATACAGTTTTAATTGGTGTATATAAATTTATCTTTACACTTTTTCCTTTTTTCATTAAGTTTCATATTGTCAATGTTTATTTGTTTAACAAAATATAGGTAAAATAACCCCAATTGTCAAAAACTTTAAAAAAATTGATATATTTGTATTATATGATAAAAATAGATGTAAAAAAAAATGGGATAGAAAAATCCCTAAAGATGTTAAAGTCAAAGGTGATTAAAACTAAACAAAATCAAATATTGTTTGGTAAAAAAGAATTTGTTAAAAAATCAATAAGGTTGAGACAACAAAAATTAAAATCTTGTTATATTCAAAAAATAAAATCTAAATTAGATTGATTCGTCTAAGTTTTTTAATTTAAAAAAATTAAGTTGGTCAAATGTTTCTACTTTTAATTTGTCGATTGTTTCAGACAATTTTGTTTTAATTTCAGACTCTTTTTCATTTTCTAAAAGATTTGTTAATTTAACAATTGTATTTTTTTGTAAGGTTTTAAATTTTCTTTTAAGTAATGTAGTGTCTTCAGACATTAATTGAATAAATTCTTTTTTTGCGGATTCATCAAGATTTTCAATATAACCATTCATTGTTTGGTTGGCGATGTTAATCATAGATTTTAATGGAAGATTAATCGACTCTTTTATAGGTTCAGGTTTACTTGAAACTAATATTTTAATTAAATTTTTCTTTGATTGAACTCTCTCCATTAAATCCAATTTATTTACATAAACCAAAGAATCAATATTAATATATTGGTTTGACACATTTTTAGATGATATTCTTGTTGTTTTAATTGTTGGAGTCAATTTTTGTATTAAATTAATACCCTCTTCCAAAAAATCTTTTGCCTCTGTTTCTGTTAATCCTTGAGGTGTTGTTAATTGGTCATATAATGAATATAGACGTGACATGTTTTTATTGTTCAACACATTTTGTTTGAACTCTTTTAATGATTTCTTAAATTCCTGTTTATTATTATAGGATTTTAATAAATTATTTTCAATAATAGATTTAATTTCTCCAAAAGTCATTTTGTTTGTTTTGAATATAAATATTACGAGTTTAACAACTTATCCAATTCTTTTGATATTTCTCCTAAAGAATCTTGTCCTTGACTTAAATTTAAAAATCTTGAATGTTTATCAAAATTTTGTTCCAATAAAATATTCATGTTAGCTTTTTTAGATTCAGGTGTTATTTCAGCTGCGGGAGGTTCGGCTGAAGGGGGTTCAACATCACCTGCTGGTGGAGCAGACTCAAAACCACCTTCTGATGGTGTTCCTTCAGCTCCTGTAGTTGATGCATTTCCTGTACTACCTGAGGATTCCCCATATAATTTATCAATATTATCAAAAATTCCGGTTTTACTAATAACCGTAGGAGTTGCTTTAAGTTCTTCTCCAACCGCTCTTTCAAGTCTTTGTTGTTGTAAATCCAATTTAATTTCTTCATCAGACCATCCAAAAATGTGTTCTTTGGCCCATGTAGATGATGTGGCTTGAATACCGTTTCCTGGGTCAGAAACCAAATCTTTATATAATAACACTTTTTCTTTCCAAACATCAATTTTTAACAAATCTGCTTGAGTTGACGGATTAGTTAATCCTAATGTAAAATTTTGTAACTCATCTTCAAACCCTAATAAAAATAAATGCACAATTGCAATTTTATTTAATTCAGAAATCATACTTTTTTGAATTCTGTTTATTGTACGAGCAAATCTAATATCTTGTAACGCCAAATTTTTTCCATCACCAACTACTTCTTCAAATCCTAAAAATGCTTTAGGAACACGAAGAGCCGTTAATAATTTCTTTTGAATATATTCTATGTCTGCAATTTCTGATAGGTTTGTTGCTCCAGGTAAAGTCGTAATTGGGTCTGGCGCTGAAGGGTCACGGACAGGAATAAAATAATCTTGGTCAACCGCCATTTGGTTAAACCTCATATCCACGTTTCCTGTTTTAGAATCCACAATTTGTTCTCTTTTGAACTTGTTGGCAACACGGTTTACGTATGCTTCAACGTCATCGTCATTCATATTACCCACAAATACTTTAAACATTCTTCTTTCAGGAGCTCTTGATGTACGATAGATTAACATCGCATCTTCTGACAATAATAATTGTTTCCAAATACGTCTTGCTTTTTCTAACATAGATGTACCATAAGGAAGTTTTCGGTCGTCTCCCAATAATCTAAAGTGGGCTATCTCCCATGATTGGAATTCCATGTTTTTATTTTTCCAAGTAAAATGAAGTGGTTTTTTATCAGTATCTTTAGTAATATCTATAGTAATATTACCGGCCACACCAGATTCTCTACGTTCAATTTCAATTGTTGGTAATTGTTGACAACCAACAATTCCCTTTTCAGGGTCTAACTTTAAATAAACGAAATTATCACCGTATTTACAAGTATTTCTTGTCCACATTGATAAGTTAGTGTTAATATCTAAGCTATTATTAAATAAATCGGCTAAGACAGTTTTAATTCTTTTTGATTCAGAATAAATTTGTAAAATAAAACCATCTTCATTTGTTGTTGTAGATTCTTCAGAATATATGTCTAATGCTGCCGAAATTTCAGGTGTATATTCCATACTTTCGTAATCATATTGAGCGGATAATCTTGATGGTTCATAATAAACTGCTTGAGTATATAAATTGTTTTCAACTTTTGCCCATTGATTTGTTAAATAAAATGTTTGTTGAGCTTGAAGTTTTTCTTTCTCGTAATCATCTCGATTTGGTGTACGTAAAAGTTCTTTTTTATCAAACTTAAAGGTTGGATAATCTTGATTCAATAGTGAATTTGGACCGAATGTTTTTGATAGTCTCTGCCAGACCGTTAGATTTTCTTGACTCATATTATAATTTACTAATTAGTTTGATAAAATAAATACTTATTAGGAACCAAATAACCATCCGTATTTTTGATAATCCGCCTTTGTTGCTTGTCCAACATTATTTAAACCACTATCTCTACCCATTTGAGGAATCATAGGATTAAAGAATTCTGACGAATTTTTGTTTTCGGTTACATTTGTTGCCCACGAGTTAATCATTGCTTTGGTATGGTTTGTAACTTTTTCTAATGACTGGAATGATTTTTCTGCAACATATAGTGCCATAGATACTCCCATAATACAGTCATCATGATGTCCTTTTTGGTGGTCAGGTCTTCCATTAATATAAATAAACGTATTCATTTCATTGTATAAACGATTTGAATATACTTTAAACCCGTGTCTTACTCCTTCTTCAAATGCTGATATAATTTGAACCCTTTTTGAGTTAAAGTTAATTCCTGGAATTCTTTCATTAATCTTTGGGTCCCATTTCCATTTATTTGTGGTATCAACATTGTCGACATATAACCCCCCCTGATAACTTAATTCTTGTAATTTTCTTGACGTGGAAATACCCATACCACCTGTAATATCAATAACACAGTAAGCATTATACATTGTCCCCCATTTATATGCAATTTCCGCCACAACATCTGGTGGAATTTTGGCAACATATTCTAACACCTGTTCCCTTTCGTCAAAATCGATGATTTGGATACATGAGAAGTCCTCAGAGTCACCTCTTGATACATCGACACCCATCACATACTTGTGTCCGTTTACAGGTTCTTTAAATATCCATAGGGACCCACCCATTAGTTTGGCTTGTGGTTCACGTAAAGTATTCTTGGATATTTCTTGCATCAATTCAGATTCGAATACATTATCACCCGAACCTAAAAAGTCACATTCTAATTCCTGAGCAACTTTTCTTCTATCAAACTTCAATTTTTTAACCATACCCTCAAACCATGCGGAACATGGTTTGTATCCTTGTTTAATATAATCGGTTACAACAGAGTGGTCTCTCTCATATGGATTTTCCATTGATAATTTAATAATATCTTTTTCAGAATATTCTTCTCTATTTAATAGAAAATGTACTAAGTCAGGAGTTTTAACCATATACAAATCTTTTGTATATCTTGGGTCACGATACCAAAACATCTCAGATATTTTGAAATCATTCATATTCCTTAATGACTGGTCATAGATTCATCTTCCTATCTTTCCT